ATTCTATCGCTTAACCGTGTTTATACTCACTTGACTAATCTGTTATAATGCTTCTAACTTGGCTAATATGAAAGCCGTTGATTGATCCCATGAATTCAAGTTGAAACCATCCATTCGCATCCAATCGCTTGATAACACCTTCTGCGGAAAGGGATTCATCAATAGGATCAAATGGTTTGAGCGAGATGAAAACATGCTCACCTGAATCAATGTAATTTTTAATCATTTTTTCTTTTAACATAATTGTATCTACATTACACCTCGAGAAAGTCACTTAAATCGATGGTGTGAGTGATTGTGCTTTCAGCTTTACGACGCATAAGATCTACATCAACTTTAAAATGCTCAGAGGCCTCTTTGACAAGCATGTGTAGCTCCTCACGTGGTGGAGGAAAGTTTAGGAGATGTTCTTCAATCCAAGCTATTCCGTCCTCTAATTTTTTATTTTCTTTCATAATGTAATATACTTTCTTCCTTGATTCTGATTATATTCTACCACAGAAAATGGCCACTGTAAATACTTTTTTACTAAATAATAGCACTTTTTTTTAATCTGTAATACAGATTTAAGTCATTTTTGTATAAAACTGCTAAAAAGATACACTTTTGACTGCAAAATCTATGGCTCGAGCAGCTTCAAGTTTTACTGGTCTACCACGATACCACCCTCCATTTTCGTTGTCAATTTCTCTAACAAGTGATTCAACCTCGTTAGGTGTGATAGGATATTTTCTACGAATAGCATTAGCAGCAATACTCATCATTATTCGATACATGTGGTGATACCAACCAGATTCATTAATTGTCATATACTCAGTAACAAGCTGCTTGTTAACAAAAGGACAATCACGATAAGATGTCCATTTAATACTTGTATTTGTTAACTTGCTTTCATAGTGCTTTTTCAACTCTTTTTGAATTGCTTCAGGCAAATGGTCACTTAATGAATTTCCTGAATTTTCTACAAAATCATATTTTGCCATTAGTTTTACCGGATCAAGAAATGGTCCTTCATGTGTAAAAATAAAGTTATACGCATTAGGATATTGTGCTGGAACATAATACATACGTGAAAGATCTTTGGTTTGCGGATCACCAAGTGAATTGTATTCTTTGTTTAACGCAAACCAAAGATGTTTAATCTTATCAGCTTTTACTTCTTCTGTAAGCGGGAAGACAATTCTGAATTTTGGTTTTTCTTTCGATGAAGATGCAGAGCTATAGCACACGAATCGATGACCTTTAAAGGCTTCGATCGTTTCTTCGAACGTAGAATCATATTCATCAATGTCAAGGGCAACCCAACTAGCCCACGAAATAACATTCCTATTAGCGCGAGTCGTGCCCCCATCATAGGTAGCTGGTGTAATAAGCGGCGAGCCATCTTTTCTTTCTCCTTTCTTTGGTTTATAACCAGGCTGTTTGCTCAAAGAATATAACAAGTCTTCAAAACCTTTCCAATTTTGGAAGGCCATTTTTCGATGTGTTTTATTATCGAAAATAGAATTGAATATTGTGAGCGAATACATCTTAGGAAATCTTTTTCAAATCGCCATGGTTACCTTCGTGAGATGGCGCTACCCATCCTTCAGGTTTAATCAGATCCGGTAGGCCGAGTGGATTCGGTCTACTTTCTTTAATCCCAACTTCTTTATTCATATTCGCTTCTAGAACTGCATCCCAGGCTTTATTTGCATCAATACCAAACGCATCGAGTGTGCCAATAGCCACAACACAAAGGTCAATAAGGCCGTCGACTACTTCTTCTGCGTCGATATATCCAGCATTATTTGCCGCTAGTTTAGTTTCGTCTAATTCTTCATTAAGAAATTTTACTCGGAAATTCAGAAATGTGCGTAAGTCCAATCTAGTCATTTTTTCAACAACAGGACGTACGCCATATTTCTCGTGCATATTATTGATATCTTGTACCCAATCTTTACTCATATTTTTTGTTTGTTTATTATAATAGAATTCATTACCCTATAGCCTATAGTTTTTTGCCATAGCGTCTACATCCTTAATACTATATCTGTTGGATAGACCCATTAAAGTAGGAGCCCATAATCCGACAAAAATTCCATGCCATAAATTGACATTAGTATACAGATAAATTGAAGCCAGTACAGATACTAGCGATGCTACGAAAAAGATTTGTGATTTAATTTTATTAGTTATCATTTGGTTTATTGTATTGTATTGTTGTAAATATTAAAATAGAAATTGTTGAAGATCTGCTCTTGGTTCTGCTGACCAACCAATCGCATCGAGGATAATTTTGATTGGGTCAAGGAAAGTCTTTTGAAACTGAAGATCATAATTAATGTACTTATTTAGCTCGAGTTCTTCAGGCAAATGCCCTGGAAATGATATGACATTTTCTTGAATTGTATTTGGAACATGAAGATACAGAAATTTAATTTTATCGCCATTTTGGATAAGTTCATATTTTTTTTCCAAACCTAATGATTTTACTCGATTGTTGTAAAGAAGTGAACCCCGGGCGTGTATAGGTGTTCCTTTTGTGTAAACAGTAGAACGATTAGACCATTTAGTCATATCAGTCACGCCGCGAGGAAACGCAACTTGATCAGCAGGAAGAGATTTAAAATGATCTTTGAAAAGAGATATTGCTTTTTGTGTTTTGTCTTCGTCACCAGTCACAATGATTTTAAACATTTGGTTCATAGCTTCTCGGCAAGCTTGAGGAGTAGAAGATTTTACCGCTTCAATACCCATCATTTTAATTTTAGGTTCAGCGTATTGTACACCTTCGTTGTTATGTACATTAAGAATGTAACGTTTTTTCGCAGTCCAAATACCTCGATCTGCGATAGCTTCTCGCTTCATAACCATACGATTTGTATAAGCATTTGTACTATCAGAAAACTCTTGGAAAGCTTTTTCAAGCATAGGTTCAATTGCTTTAGATCCAAACTCATCAAGGAATGCTATAGGATTCTTAGGTTCGAACTTTTCAATAATATCGTTAACTCCAATGTAAAGAGAGTCAGTGTCCATTGCAATAACACGATCTTTACTTTCGCCGATGAACTTGTCCAAAAATGAATTTACATTTTTTTCGGCATGTTTAATAATAGCTTGGCCGGTCATAGTAATTCCAGAAGCAATACGAAGATCAAAGTAGCGGAAATACTTATTTCCCATAGCGCCATAAAGAGAGTTAAGAAGAATCTTGATTGCTGTCTGAAGAGTTTCAAGGCGAGCAACTTGGCCAGAGGTTGATTGATACTCGCTGCGCTGACGTTTTGAAATTGTTTCAAGTTTGCTTTTAGCATCAAGCATTTCATTCTTAACAGTCACACGTTTTGCGTATAACTCTTCAACAATTTCGGGAATAATACCTTTTTTTGCTTTACTAAACACAGCGCCGTTTGAAGCTACAGCACCTTCTGCGCCTGGCATTCCTAAGATAGTTTCAGGCGACATATTGTATTGAACAATTATGTTTGGATAAAGTGAGTTAAGGTCAAAGGACATTACCCAATCGTGCATACCTACATGAGGATCTTTTACATATCCACCTGGAAAGCTTTCTGAAGTTTTTTCGTCAGCTGGAATTGTAGCAATCTTCGAACGTGCTAGCCTTCTAAAAATAATGGAATCCCATATCGCACAGGTGCCTAGTGTGTCTTGGTAATTTACACCACCTAGGTATGCCATAGTCATAACAAGAGTAATAAGACCAAGTTTTTCTTCCATTCGCTCGATAAGCTCGACATCTTTGATGTTGTAGTCTACAAACATTTGATAATCTGCATCATAAAGATCGCGCAAAGAACCAACTTCAGAATAATCGAGTTTTTTCTCGCCAAGTACTACACTTGAAATATGATTAAGGGAATAAGATTCTTGATTGCCATATGTGTAAGCAAACTTTTTAAACAATTCCATATAATCAAGATGCTGAATACCCATAATGTCAAATGTAGTTCGAACACTACCTTGAACACGAATATCTCTACGTTCAATCTTTCGCCATGGGGAAAGGCCTTTCACAATGTCTTCGCCGAGAAGAAAAACCATTCGAGAAATCATATATGGAATATCAAAAAAGCGGGTGTTCCAACCTGTAATAATGTCAGGTGTATTTTCTGGCGTTGCCCAATATTCGACAAATGCTTCCAACATCGAAGCTTCGTCTGTAAACTGACGATATTCAATATTTAAAGAACGCAGCTGAGATGATTGTTCGTCATAGGGTTTTAAACCCCAAACGCGATAGGTGTCGTCTCTAGAACTTTTTAGCGCAATAGTAAGAATCTCATTAACTGGATTATCAATTTCTGGAAAACCATCGCCAAACGATGTTTCAATGTCAAGAGAAGCGATGTCAATTAGTCGTCGATCATAAGGGATTTCATTTGGAAACTGCCCTTGAATAAAAGCTGGAATGTGTCGTTCGTTGCCATACAGCTTAAAGTCAGGAACATCGCGATAAGTTTTCTGAAATTCGCGAAGCTCTGACATTGAGCTAAATTGAATAGGATCTACTGGAACACCATCAAGTGACTTCCAAGACGAATTCTGTTTTTTAGACTTAAGATAAAGCGTTGGCTTGTATTTGATACGATGAGATATTTTTTTGCCATCGTCATCGTAACCACGATAGAGAAGATTGTTTGCTAAACGTTCAACACTTGTATAGAATCCACCTAGTAACATGTAAGTATTATACCATGTCTAAACATGATTGTAAATAACAAAATTGTACCAATCTTGTAAGACTGATTTTTCTAAAATAGTAAATGATGAAACTGTGGTTTTTGGAAAAGCGTTAAACGTTTCAAAGAGGTTGCCTTTTTTATCATAGAACAATACATCATCATATTGCTGATTATTGTTAAAATTAAATGTTTGTGTTTTTCCATTATATATTGTCATAATATTATTTATTATAAAAGCTCCCTTACACTTTTGCATAAGGGAGCTTAAGTTAACTTACATCGACTAATGTTTAATTAATCACCAATTTTAAACGATTTTGGCTTTTTATCTTCAGGGATTGATTTATCTAAAAACACAGATAGAATTCCATCAGTGAGAGATACTTTTGAAACTTCAATGTATTCACCTAACGTAAATGTTTTATTGAATTTACGTGTTGCAATTCCTTTATGAATATATTCTTTATTGCCGTTTAAATCAACATCTTTAGATGCGACGGAAAGAACATTTTCATTTTGTTCAACGAATAAATCACCCTTACTAAATCCAGCGACTGCGATAGCAATTTCAAAGCTATCTTCATCGTGTTTTACCACGTTATGTGGTGGATAAGTTGGTTGTTTTGAACTTAATTTTTCGATTCGGTCAAAGACGGAATCGAACCCGACTGTCCACGCATGTGGAATATTATATGTTGTCATTTTTTTATCTCCTTATTTAAGCGAGTTAATATTGTGGACTCCTTTCGGACATCCGATTTGAAAAGCTTCGTGCTTTTCAAAAGTTATTTATACGATTTAATGTTACCAATCGAATATTTTGATTCTAAATTCCATTCTTTTTTATCTTTATGAGAAATAATTTTAATTGCTCTTAAAGACGTTTTTGGATTTGCAGAGGAAGGTATTACGATTTCAAGTAAACCCCAATCAGAAAGTAAAGTGGTAATTGTATTTCTACGAGCTAAATCGTCTTCTGTAAAGTTTGATGGTTTTCCATCTAATAAAAAAAGTTCTTTAAAATGTACAATAAAATAGCGGCCTTGTTTATGCAAAATATGACAACTTTGATAAAGTGTGTTATTTTCTTTTTTAGAAGATACACCAATTCTTGTAAGTGTTTCTTTTATTTTAAGAAAGTCGTCTGGTTCTTCAATCCGGACCTCAAGCATATTAGAAGGTTTCCATTCTGTAACATCTTCGTTCATAGAACTATTTATAGAATTTTAACCTTTGCCATAATTACTTTTTATTTTTAAATTTACGGATAAGTAATTTAACAGAAAGCGCAGCTGCTGCTAATATACCAATTGTTTTTGTTTTTTTAAATTTCATTTATTTTCCTCCCTTGTCGTGTTTCTTATAAAGAATATTTATTTGTTTGTTGTTGAAAAGAGGATAAACAGCTTCAGCTTTTTCTCGAGAATAACCATATTCTTTTTGAATTATTTCAATATCCTTTAACGCGTTTGCCTTTTTACCCCATTTCGAAAACCTTTTCTTTGCTGTAACAATATTGCGGTAAAAATCATATTGCATTCGATTAGGCAAAGTGTGATTAATGTTCATTTCATTAGCAAAAAGAACGGTATCTTTAAAATAAGATAAACTTCGATTAATCACGAACGGCACATAAGCTTTATCCGGAGATTCAGGATTTGCCATCTCAAGAGATTGGTCGGCCTTACAATCTTCTAAGAGATGTTTATCTTTTCGTCCATTATTAATAGAATTAATAAATGTAAATGGTGTTACCTTTTTCATTTCCATTCTGAAGATGCCATAATTTCAGTTAGACAAGCAACAGTGTTTAGTTCTTTATCAGCAACAAAACCCGCCTTATATTGATAATCAGCAAGAATTAGAATAATTGCAGGTATTGATTGCGGTTGTGCATAATCATAAAGTGTATCATAAATACGTCTAAATATAACAGATGAATCAACATCTGTGTTATTAGTCACCCAGGACCTCATGTTTTTAAAGTTTTTTGTTTTAAGAAAACCAACAAGAGAAGCAATATTTTGATCTGACATACCAACAAGTATATCAGCTGTAATTTCACCAGAAGAAGAATATCGTTGAACTTCATTGATAACTCTACGCCAATCTGGCGCATATCTCATAATCAATTCAGCTAAAATCTTGTTATTAAATGAAACCTTTTCTGCTGTAAGGATATCCTGTAAGCGTTTCATAAATCCAGCTGCAAGTTCGGCAAGCTGCTTTTTAGTTGTATTAAACTCAATAACAGAACAACGAGAATGCAAAGGTTCAATAATACGATTCTTAAAGTTACATGTTAAAATAAACCTGCAATTTTTACTGAACTCTTCAATGAAACCTCTGAGAGCTGGTTGCGTCGATTGAGCATTAAGATAATCAGCTTCATCAAGAATTACGACTTTAGTTCCTCCATTTAGAGAAACAGAAGAAGCAAATTGTTTAATCTTAGAACGAAGAACATCGATGCCGCTTTCTTCAGAAGCATTGATTACCATACAATCGAGGTTTAACTGGTGACACAAAGCTTTAGCGACTGTTGTTTTACCAAGACCAGCTGATCCTGTTAAAAGCATGTTGTGCATTTCGCCGGTGTCAACAATTTTTTGAAAAGTCTTCTTTAGACTTTCTGGAAGAATACAATCTTCGATGGTTTGTGGGCGATATTTTTCAACCCATAGGAATTCACTTTTACTCATAAACAAATATATTTTACACTAATTTTTACAGATTGTACATACTAAAATGGCTCCGAAGGTAGGGTTCGAACCTACGACCTAGTGGTTAACAGCCACCCGCTCTACCACTGAGCTACTTCGGAATAAATTGGCGGGGCAGCAAGATTCGAACTCACACATTGACACGTATTATATAACGCCGTCTCTACCAATTGGACTATGCACCCTAATAAATGGAGCTCCGAGTCGGACTTGAACCGACGACCTGGTGATTACAAATCAACTGCTCTACCAACTGAGCTATCGGAGCTTTTATCTTACTTAAAAATGCTAGCTAAACGAGAAAAAAGACATTTTCTTTTAGCTGCAACTTCAACGATTTTTTCTACAACAATTGGCTCTGGTTCAACAAATTCAACAGGTTGTATATCTTCTGGATTTTTGTGTGCGCGGTCTAAAGCTTTTTCCATATCTTTATGTGTAAAAAGATATGCTTCGCCATTCTCTGCAAACACGTGAAAGTATTTGTTCGAAGCGCTTGTGCGGGCTTTTTTATTTTTAATAAGCTTAATGTATGCTCTTTGTGTTTTTGCACCAGTCATAATAATATGTTTTTAGTGTTTGGCTAGTTTAACAACATAGCCAGGTTAGTTTTTTTATTTTGAAGCTTCAGCTGTTTCTTCAACAGAGTCTTCAGTTGATTCTTCGTTTGGTGTGTTTTGTTTAACAAACTCTGCGAAGAGGTCACGCAACTGGCCAACGGATGAAAGTTCGGGGCCTTTGAAACCACCTCGCTCTGAAGCAGCATCGATGATTTGTGTTGCGAAAGAAATGTGCTGAACATTCAATTGTACTTCTTGCACTTCGTTAGTTTCTACTGCGGTGTCTTTTTTATTCTCTGACATAATATGTTTTTTGTTAGTTGTTAAATGATGAATTTTTTTCTAAAGCAATCCAATACTTTGTTTTATTGTTAATACCATTCCATTGTGAAATAAGTTTAGAACTCACTAAAACTTCATAATCGTCTGGCAAAAGTTTTAAGTTAGAAATAAGAAATTGAAAGTCGTATGTTCTACTTTCGTTGTCGTCAATGATAAGTCGATAAGTATTAGCAGAAGAGTTATCCGGATCTTTTACTTCTAAATAAACGTTATTGTCGTTATCGAGAGAGCAAATTGAAACAACAACATGACCAAGTGCACCTCCAGCTTTACGAATTTCGTTAATAACGTTTGAAGTAATTTTAACTTTAAAATCAGCCTCAGGCATACTCACCTCTTTTTGTGGAGAAGTAAGGATAAGAGGATCTGAGTAACGATAATTAACTGATGCCCTAGTATTATTAATAGAAACTGAATTTTCACCGAAGTTCAAATCGGGATCTTCAATAAGATTGAGAGCAGATAAGAATTCATTTAGATCATATATTCCTACTTCAGAGTCAAAGGACTCTTGTACAACAACAGAAGCCATAATATTTTTAGCGTCTGCAATTGTTGATAAATTGTTACCCTCCTTGATTACAAGGTTAGGGTTAATTGCTGAAAAGTTCTTAAGAACTTCGATTGTTTCTTTGCTGATTTTCATAATCAAGTTATTCTACACTATTTTCAGAGGTTTGTAAATAATAAAATTCCAATAAAAACATCATGCAACAAACCGCGTGTGCGGCGTGATGAATGCCGGTTTCCTCATCCAAAGTTTCACCGCGTTGAAGGGCCCACATATGACGCTGCGCTGCAGCAAAATAACGACTATCAAGATTCTCGAGATATTGCCAATTGTTTCTATCATATTTCTGTGCTCCATGTGTTAATACTTTTACAACATCGTCTAGTGCGTTTGGTGGAACTAAACTATAGTCTGGTTTTTCTGAATCATATTTAATGCCTTCCATATTGTTTAGATATTATACTACAATTTCGGCCGTTTGTAAACTACTTTTTTTCATTTGGCTAAAATTATTTACTTTTTCAAATTCAATCTTGCTAGGAAACTTGCCTTCTAATAAATCCTGTTTGTGTGAAATTATAAAAACGTTTGTTTCTTTACCAAGTGTATTAAGAATTTTAAGAAGATTGTCAACACCATCTGCGTCCATACTTGAATCAAACGTTTCGTCAAGGACCAAAAGATTAGTGTTTGCACTATTCTTCATTTTAGATATTTGTCTCCACGAAAACAATAAACTTAAATCAATTCTTTGTTTTTCACCTTCTGAAAAAGATGCATATGTAAATTCATCGCGATGTCGTGATTTAATCGTTTCATTAAAAGAATCGTCAAGATGAAAAAGAACAAAGAAATCAAGTACTTGTAAATACTGGTTGATAAGCTTATTCATAATTGGAAGATATTGGCGAATAACTTTAGTTTTAATCCCAGTGTCTCTTAGTAGTTCACTAATAGCATCAAAGTAAGAGCTTTTTTGCGATTGTTTTAAACGTACTTCATTTAAATTTGCTCTTTTACTTCTATCGTTAGACAATGTTTTTTCAGCAACATTAGTGTCTTGAATATCTACATTTTTAGAAAGGCTTTGAATACGTTTTTTAAGAATATTAATTCGTGTTTGATTATTGAGCATACTAGAGTTAACCTCATTTAAATGAACAATTTTCTCGTTTAATTCATTTACATTTTTTTCAACTATCTTTAATTCTTCTTTTGCTTTATAATAATCTTCATTTAAAGATTTAGCTTTTATTTTACAGTTGTGATTTTTAGATTCTTTCAATTCTTTCGAAATGTCTTGCTCACAGGTAGGGCAACAATCATTTTTATCATAGAACATCGATTCTTTTACAACATCGTCCATCTTATGCTTAAGACTATTAATTTCCATAGCATAAGTGTTCATACTTTCTTTTTCTTTTTTATGTGATTCTACTGAAGTAATATAAAACTCTTCGTATTCATTTTGAAGAGACGAATTACTATTAAGCAATTCTTCAACCTCTTCGTTTAAATTAGAAATTTCGTTTTTTCTTTTTTCTTCGTGAGAAGAATCAATCTTTTTTAATTCATCAATATGTTTTGCCTGAAGATCAATGCGTTCTTTAAGAATATTTAGTTCATTGTCTGTTTCGTTCATTTTATGGCGAAGAACAACAATTTTTTCTTTTAAAACACCATTCATTTTTGTAAATATTCCAATATCAAGAAGATCTTCAATTACATTTCTTCTTTGGTGAGAAGGCAATTGCATGAATGGAATAAAATTAGATGATCCTAAAACAACAACCTGATGAAATGACTTGTGATTAAGTTTAAGAATGTTTTGCTCAATGATTTTTTGGTAATCACGGCTATGTGATTCTTGATTTAGCAGTTCTCCATTTCGATAAACTTCAAAAACGTTAGGTTTAATTCCTCGAATAATTTTGTATTCAACAGATCCAACAGAAAATTCTACTGTAACAAGACATTTTTTATTGTTTATAGAATTTACCAATTGCGGTTTGTTGATACTTCTATGAGGCTTTCCAAATAACGCAAATGATAAAGCATCAAGCATTGTTGATTTTCCTGCTCCATTTGAACCAACAATGAGTGTTGCTGAATCTTTGTTAAGGTAAATAGTTGTTTTTTTATCGCCTGTTGATAGAAAGTTTTTCCATGTGAGTTTCTTAAATATAATCATTATATAGTATCTAAAGATTGTGCTTCAATTAAAAGTTCTTGCATCATTTTTTTAAGAACGTCCTGATTTAAATTTGTTTCTGTAGCATCAATGTAACTGTTTAGTAACGTTGAAGTATCATCAACTTTTACAGCATTATCATCAATGTTATCTCCTTCATATTCATCAAACGATTCAATAATTCTAAGTTCATAAGGATTAAAATCATAAAGCATATCCATGAATTTGTCAAAGATGTATAAATCAGTTTTATTAGTCACGATGACTTTAACAAAGGTGTTTTGAATTTCATCTCGGGTTATCGCTTTAAGATTATCTTCATCATAATAAATTTTTTGAAATAAATATTGAGGATTTCTAATTGCTTCGACTTTTCGTGTTTCTGTATCGAGAATATGAAAATATTTTGGATCATGCGCATCAGACCACGTAAGCTCAAATTGAGTTCCAAGATATGTGATATTTCCTTGACTGCTTTTTGTATGATAGTGACCAGAATAAACAGAGTCATAGCGATCAAATAAACTACTATCCATTCCGTGTGACTTAATGTCAGCATTTCCCATGTATTTAAATCCTCCTAATTCTAGGTGGCCCATTAAAATAGATGCATCAGAATTTTTAATGAAATCCATACATTCATCATTGTTAGTTTCACACATCCATGGTAAAAAGCCGATTTTTAATTCAGCGAATTTTTTTACGATAGGATTCATAGAAACATTAATCCTATCGCTATATTTGTTTAAAATTAATTCTAAAGAATTTAATTCGTTAGTGTTTTTATAATAAACATCATGGTTTCCGGGGATTATATCCATGAACATATCATAATCATAAAGTTTTTTTATAAAATCATTATAATTTTGTTTTAAAACTTTGTAATTTATGTATCTGCGATGATCAAAATAATCTCCTAAATGAATTATATCTTTAATGTTGTTTTCTAACAAATACGGAAAAAAGACATCATTATAAAAATTAGATGAGTGATTCAAAAAAATATCTGAACCATTCTTAATTCCAGCGTGTGTATCATTAATAAGAGCTATTTTCATATTAAATAAAATCTTCTAACAGACCGGAAATTCTTTTTTTAGATCGCTTTTTCTTTTTTATTTTTTTGCCGAAGTTTTTAATTGCAGAATCGCGATCTCGAATAAGTTGTGATTTAAAACGTATACGTTCAACAATACCATCTGCACCTTTATGATCACCGACATCCATAAATCCTGCAGCATCAGCGTGTTCCATATATAGCTCTTTAATATCCTGGTGTTTCTTTTCTTTAGCGATTCTTCTTAAAAAAGCGTAATATGTAATCTGTGTAAAATACGCAAATGCATTAGGTAAACCAGTGCGAGTTGCTTTTTTTACATCATAATTCATAATAGCCTTAATACAATTTTCGACTGCATCCATTACCATCTCTTCACGGTATGTGTATCCAGAAAAGTTAGGTTTGTGAGAAAGGCCTTCTGCAATTTTAAGAAAGCACGTTCCAATGTATTCAGTGATCCGTGGTTCTTCAACGTCTTTTTCTCGGGCCTCTAAAACAGATTCAGTGTATTCTACAACTGCGGTTGAAAACTCCCTGTTATTTACGTAGTGAGGTTTATCTTTAGCTTTCTTTTTCATAGCATAGTTATATTATACAATATAAACTCTTAAATGTACATATTTAATTGCAACCTTGTGCATTTTTTTATGTACAGAATTATAAATTTGGTGTATAATATTCTTAGAAAGGCAAAAAACATCTATGTTAATTTTTGCCGTATGGATTATCCCATTTACTTCTCCATTTAAAAGAAGATTGTGGATTATAGCAATCATCAATTTCCGTATCATCAATACCTCCATCAATATCTGTATGCATAAAATTATCAACTGGATCATTAAACAATTGTTTTAAAACAGTATCAATCTCATTGTTAGTAAGATGGCCTTCTAAATTAGATTTTATTAAATACCTGTGGTATTGTATTTGTACACTTTCCAAAGGAACTCCAGAAGATATAATTTGACTTTCCTTTATTTGTATAACATCGATGTCTTTAACTAGCATCCAGGGATTAAAAAATGATTCGTTCTTTCCTAAGATTTGAATTTCTACAGCTCCAGTGAGGTGGAAGCTCCTTGTATCTCTGTCAAATCTTTCTTCGTTTGCTATTATGTGACTACCGTCGATTAGCCTATAAGTTACTATCTCAAACTGATTCAAGTAGTCTTTAAGATCTTTATTCATATCGGCACTTCGTGGATTTTGTAATTAAAGTTTTCTTTTGTATATATTTTTACACGTTCTATCGCGTGATTAAGTGTGTAATTCTTTTTTCTTTTCCATGATAAATCATCTGCCAAATCATAAATTATAGTGCCTCGTCCATCGTTAGTTTTTCTTAACCCTCTCCCAATCGATTGCAATACACGAATTTGTGACTTCGTAGGAGAGGCAAACACGATGTTGTGGAGGTTAACTATATTTATACCTGTCGAAAAGGTGCCTACACTCGCTACGATAATCGCGTTTTTTTCTTTTTCTGTAATCTCACGAATTTTTTCTCTTTCTTCTGCGTTTACTGCACCTGACACAAAAAATACTTTTCGGTTAGTACCTTTAAGATTTTCAATAAACGCATCATAAAGAGGCTTTCCGTGTTTTTGCACTAAATTGTATAGAACTAGTGAGTTGCCCTTTTGATCACACGTAAGATTAACAATAAATCTATTTCTTTTTTCGTGTGAAACAATGTGGTCAATTTCGTCTTGGTATTTAAGATTTTTACAAAGCTTTCTTTCTTCTTCAGAATACTTTAACACTAAACATTCAATCGATAGTTGTGCTAAAGTCTCTGATTCGATTAATTCTTTAGTAGATGTTACTCTATACACAGGTCCAAAATTACCTTCAAGAGTCATCTGATTTGCAAGAGCATTATCAATCGTTCCTGTTGTGCCAATTCTAAAGCCTGCATTCACGAGCCTATTCATGATTGTGGTTAGTGATTTAGCTTTAAACGTATGTGCTTCATCACCTATAACCATTCCATATGGTTGAAACCATGATTGTGGCAGTTTAATTGCGCTTTGCCACGTTGTTACAACAACTGACGCGTCAAAACCGACTTTATCTTTACCTGAATAAATTTTATGCACATCTTCCTGCACATCAAATGAATCATCTTTATGCGAGTATGATTCGAAATCTTTATACATTTGTTCAACTAGTGATGTAGTAGGAACAACGACTAACACCTTTTTATCCATTTCATGACTTAGATAATGTCTCATCATCATGTATATGATTAATGATTTTCCTGATCCAGTCGGCGATATAAGTATTGCTCGTCTATTTTGTATACCATGTGTAAATGCGTCGAACTGATAATCTCTCGGCTCAATCAATTTATCTCCAAGACTTATCGTAGAATCATTAATAAATTTTTCTAAATCGTTTTTTTCGAAAAACTTATTAGTTTTCATCGACTCATCATACACAAGCTTATATCCTCGTTCTTGGCAAAACTCAGCTACACGTTTCATCAAACCAAATGGTATAGTCTGTGATCTAGAATCAAATAAACGTATCTTACCATCCCATAGTTTATTTCTATAAGCAGGCATAAACTTATAGCCTTCTGCGTAAAAAGTAAAGTATTCAGACAATTCCATAAGAAGACCAGAATCATCTGATCTAAGAAAAGCTTTTGCTTCGTCTTTTTTATACGCGGTTATCATTACATTCCAGACGTAAACTTCTTAAATTCTAAGATGTTTTTTACGTGAGTATGTCTCCATCGGATATTTCCCATGATTTCTTCGAGAGTAGTAATGATCGTTTTTTGATAATCAATCTGTGCTTTTATTTTTACAAGATCGTTATCAGTTGAGTAATACATATCCATATCAGATTTCATAGGTTTAGTCATACCATCAAATGGATCATATTTCCATTTGCGACTATCCATATCATCTTTAGTCATTTTACCATTATAGTAGAGCCATTTGTCTTTTCTCATTGACTCATACTCCATTTCTTTTTTCTTTAGCATTAATTTTGCCATAGAAAAAAGCTCTAGATATTTAGCGTGAAGCTTTGAAGATTTTAGTGTTTCTTCATCTAAACATACGTCATCAATAATAACGTCTTTTTTCCACATAGTTAAAATATCATTCAAATCCATAATGTACAAATTTATTTATAACTATCTTATTATTAAAAATTCGTCGTATCTAAATGTAACTTCCCCTTGAACATATGTAACGTCATTAGCTTGCGTGTTAAACTCAACACCACTTAACGATGTTGGGAACGCATTTTTAAATTGAAATTGTTTATTAAGTGTGCTATGACTTGACATCACAGAAAGAATCATATCAGCTGCTTCATACTTTTCAGTGTTTTCTTTAATCCAATTATAAATTTCGGTGTAGTTTTTCATATCTTCATCAATAGCAAATCTAAGATTCAATGAACCAAATTGGCGACTTTCACTTGATTGAAATGCTATTCCTCCACGAAACGCCATTGCAATTTCACCGGCGGTAATTTCAGGAATTGAAAAACTCGTAATAAAATATTCGGTGTTTGCGTATTTTTGTCTGTTAATCGTAAGCTTAAATCCTATAGGAGATAAAAGATTAGTGTTTGTAGTTAGATTATTTTCAGCCATAATTCTATTTATAAAAAAGAGGGCCCCCTTTCGAGGGCCCTCTTAAATTTAGGTTTTTAAACTGCCGAATTAAGCTGCGTTAATGTTCTTAACGCGGAAGGTACGGAAGTATGGGTTAGTATTCTTAGCACCAAGTCCGTCCTGTGGGTTTGCAGCAACCATTGGGTTAGCAACAAGACCATAACGTGTCTTAAATGCGATCTTCGGCTGGAAGCTATTCTCTCCAACTGCACGAACCATAGTAAGAGGAACGTACGGGCAGTAGAACATACCAGCGTCATATGGATTAGCACCCCTATAACCAACAGTAGCGTAGTCAGATGTAGCATATGGATCAACATACACTTTCAGTTTTCCATTGAGTGTACCAGCAAATGTATTACCGGTAGCATCAACAGCAATTTCACCTTCTCCACCAAACTTAAGTTGACCACCAGCAGCAAGTGCAGAAGCAACGTTGCTTGAGCAGATAACGAAGTTACCCTTACCACGACGTGTGTCTAGTGCAATTTGGTTGGCTTCCTGCTCGATCTGGAAGATCAAAGACTGGAATTTCTCAACAGCCCAACGGCCATCAGCTTGTGTCTTAAGGTCAAACTCGTGTTTAACACCAATACCAGCTTCCTTACCAGTAACAACGATGTTACGGATAACCTCACGGTTGATTTCCGCAAGGATCTCACCGGAAAGGATGTTAGCAAGCTCAGACTCAGCATCAAGGCCGTGAACGGCTTTGAGGTCTTGAGCAAGCTCCATGGTGTACTCAGCTTTGAGCTGACGTGTTTTGGCAGTAACAGTCGCCTTTTCGATGGTGAAACCCATTTCAGCAAGTGCTGATGAAGTTTCAGCCGTGTTAGTAGCGATACCAGTTCCTGTAGTGATAGCAGCAGGGGAATCAAAGAGTCCCTTAGCGCTTTGTGTACCAGCACCGGAGAAGTCTGTGTCAGCCTCATTGAAGAGAGCCTCAGCATCAGTTTTGATGATTGGTGTACCATCACCAACACGAGCCTTCATTGCGAAGATGAGGCCAGTAGGACCAGACATAGGCTGGACACCTGCGACATCATAAGCGATGAGGTTAGGCATTGCGCGACGAACCAATGAGATAAGCACTGGATCAGGGTTAGCAACTGCTGATGTATTTTGGTTACCATCGGCCTCGTTCAACGAAGTAAACGAAGATGCTTGAGCCTCCTCACGGAGAGCAACTTCGGTGTTTTCGAGCAATTTGGCTGTAACAGCCTTCCGATAGCTATCAGTGATAGCGGGAGCGTCAGCGTGCTCAAGCACGGGAGCCCATTTTTGTAGTTCTTTTTCTGCGTTTAGCATAATAGTTTTTCTTTCTTTTGTTGTTTGGTTGGGTTATTTGAAGCGAGAAAGAGTTGAAATATAGCGTTGCATGTCACCAGACAACTTGCTATTAGGATCAATTTCTCCCTCGACGATTGTTTTTACGTTAGTTGAATCAGTTGATTCAGTAATGACTTCTTCTTCTTCTTTCGAATCAGAATCTGAGAAGAATCCTTCTTTAATGACATCGACTTTTTCAGTAAATGTTTCAGCATCTACAAAATCGACATCTTCAAGAAGAGAGTTGAGTTTAGCAGCTTGAGTAGATGCTAAATCACCAGTAGCTTCAGAAACAATTTTCTCACGATAGAGTTTTTCAACTTCTTCAGAAAGAGAAATATTCTTTTCTTCAACTGTTGTGAGGGTTTCTTCAATGCTTTTCACTTCATCAGAAAGTTGATCAACAAGATCAACCTTAGAATCAGGTACTTCAATATAGTGCTCAGTGAACACACCTTGAAGAGCCTTCATGAAGTTTTCTGCGATTTCAGTGCGAAGCTTGTTATCAACAAACTCTTGGTTTTCTTCGATCCAAGTTTCGACAACATAAGAAAGATAATCATCAATCTTAGTGACGAGAGACTCACGAATGTAGCCTACTTCTTCTTGAAGATCATTCTCATATTGAGCTTCAAGAGATTCTTTGATCTCGACAACACGGTTTGCAATAGCACCTTCAAACAGAGTACCAACCTTAGCTTTAAAGCTTTCGGTTAATTCCTGCTCAGAGTCGGCAAGGATTTTGAGATCTTCAACATAGCTTTCAGTCTCAATTTCCTCATTAACATCTTCACAATGCGAATCTTGAATAGCCTTATAAGAGGCCATCAGCTGATCTTTTTTCATGGCCTTAAGTTGACCATACATTGCGTTAATAATGTCTCCCTTTGTCTTTGGTACTTCTACTTCACCTTCATCTTCACTCACATTAATACCTTTATAGGCACTAACGAGCTGCGATTTCTTCATTCCCTTAAGAGCATCAAAACTTGCAGCAAGATAACCTGCTTTAGTTTTAACATCTGGAAGATTAACTTCTTCTACTTCATCAGAGTCTTCGGCAGATTCTTCTACCTCTTCATCTTCTTCAGCAGCTTCTTCTACTTCTTCCTCTTTTTCAGGATCTTCTTCTTCAGTCTTGGCTTTAGCTTCTTCCACTTCCTCGGAATCATCTTCTTCGGTCTTGGCTTTAGCTTCTTCCATTTCTTCTTCTTCGTCTTTAGAATCGTCGTCATCTGACTCTTCTTCGGATTCATTCTTCTTAGCTTCGCCAAGAAGTGCGTCTACGACGGCTTGAGTTAAAGTTTGACTTGTGTCCTCAGCAACTTCTTCAGGAATATCCTGCACAAGCTCCTGGTTCTCAACAAGATCAGCTTCCTCGACGTCTTCGATAATTTGGTTTTCGTCTGACATATATTCTTATTTTGAATTTAGAGTTTGGAGAGGAAATCATTGAAGATCCGTTCCTGAGCTTCGCTTACGCGCCCAAGTGGAACTTTATTAATTTCAGTCTCATATTCTTCAATTTGCTGAGGTTTAAGAAGACCATTCTCCCAAATCCATTCGACACCTTCCATAATACCTTCAACGAAGGCGGAAGGGGCAGAAGGATCTTGGACAATATCCACAGTAGAAAGAACGAAATCGTCCTTAACATATGTTTTGCCTTCCTTTTGCTCAACAGTACCCATACCACGGCTAGAGACACCTAACTTGCATCCACCTTCAACGAGACCTTTCACGATTTTGCCCATTGGTGTATCAAGTACAAGTGCCTTTCCAACAACATTATTACCTTCCCATTTGAGTTCGGTAATTCTGTGTGAAACTTTATCTAAGTTAATTGCTGGTCCTTCGGGGTGATTCAACTCACCACAAGCACGACCTGTGTTAACTTGTTCTTTAACGTATCTTTCATACGCAGCTTTTAAAACTGCTTTAGGATAGATTCGTTTATTGCGGTTTTGTTGCTCCGCTTGCATAAAAATTCCTTCGATGAAAACGTTCTTTTCGCCGTCATCTTTCGCTTCAGTAGTATACTCAAGCTTATCTAAATGTTCCGTAATTAATTTCATAGCTCTTTATCCGTAAAAACCTAATTTAGTAAATAGGACGTTAGTATTTGCACCAGTTCCTGCAGCTGCAGTAGATGCGAAAATTTCGTCCGCGCTGTCTTTACGAACTATAATGTTACTTTTAGCAGGAACATAAAACGAAGCATAACGCGTTCCGCTTGTTCCTGTTTCTATATGTACGTATGCCGCGGCAGTACCAATATTTTGTACTAGTACTTGTTGAGCTTCACTTACGTTTGATGCTCCAGCAGTAAGCGATGCAGCTGCTGCTATTGTTAATGGTTCGATTTTCATTTTTTTTATTATTTTTTTTAGTCTTCCATCCCTATTGATAGTGTAGAGATAGCATCACGAAGATTGTCAAAATGTTCTACAGAATCTTTACCTCCATCAAACTTAATTTTACCTTTGTCCAAACTAAATTCAATTTTAGAGCCACCAAAATCTACAACGTTACCTTTACGTTTTCCACCGTTTTTAGTTGCAAATTTTAAAACCTTTTCAACATCTCCTTTAGAAGCTTCTGCGATTTCAGTACTATCTTCTTGTAACTTAGCCAATTTGCTTTTTAGCATATCAACATACTTAGTGCCACCACCATATTCCTTAACTCTACTAGGATCAGGATTCTTAATTAGCTTTTCAAGGTCCTTCACAAGGGCTTTATTTTTACTTGATTCTTCAAGATCAGTTGATTCGTATACTTTATACCCATCTTTTTTTAACTGTCCTGCTTCTTTATTTGTTGAAGGAACTAAAAATTTGCCATCATCGCCCACAAATACTTGAGTTTTATATTTCTGCTTAGAAGCAGCACTCTTCGCGAGTTTAGGATCTGAAAATACAGATATATTAGAACTTGGTATTTTAGCTTCTTCAAGATCTACTGATTCTTCAACGACAGTTTCAGAGCTTGGAACTTGCTTGTTGTAAATATCTGCGGTAATACCGGCCCTACGAACATCCAGAGCTTGATCCATTTTTTGTTGTATTGCACTACCAAAATCTTCTTGTGAAGCCGTATCGGTAACAATACTTTTAAATAATTCTTTAGCAATATCACTCATGTTATTAATACTATTTATAATTTTTTTGTTTTAGAGATTTAAATATCTTCATCTTCAAATTCATCACCTTCATCTCCTGAACCTTCTTCTTCAATTTCTTTATCAAGACGCATAATATCTTCATCTGATTGTTTAAGTATGACTGTGCGTACATACTTATCAGAGATATACTTACCAACAATATCTTCAAGCATTTGCGACATTTCCAAACGTTCTCTAAGGATTTCAAATTCTTTTAGTTCAGCGAAATAGTTATCTTCAAGAAAGTTAATGTTAATAGATTCTTCAATGTCACCCCAATCTTTTTCGGTAATAACACCTTTAAGAATAAGTTGTATCCTCAAAGCGTCCATCAACATGAAAGAAAACTTCTTTCTTAAACGATCAATAAACTTTTGAAATTTAACTTCTTCTCTTGAAACTTCACTCGCACGACCAACACTAAATGCTGTATCTTGTTCTAACCGCGCAACGGGAACATTAAGCGCCCGGTATAGTTTACGTTGGAAAAACTGTACGTCTTCAATCTGACCTAAGTTTTCTCCACCACCAAGTGTAGTAATCTCAGTTCCTCGTCCACCTTCTCGTCTAGGAAGATAAAAATCTTCAAGCATTGACATGTGTCTACGATCATCGCTGATATTTCCGGTATTTGCATCATACACAAGCTTATTTCTATAACGAGAAACTACTTGTTGAACGTATTCTTCAGCCTTACCTTTTGGAAGGTTACCAACATCAATATAAAAAATTCTTCTTTCCGGAGCTCGTGAAACACGATAAACAACCAAAGAATCTTCCATATAGCGAAGCTGATTAACAAGCTTCATCGCTTTATGAAGATGGCCAACTGTTCGTATTTTATCAGGATCCATTATTCCAGAATTAACTTGAATAATTGCATCTGTAGCGAACTTAATCCCGTTTAATTTATCAACAGCGTTATTTCCAAGATCAGGAGAATAAACATAATATTCGTCTACGACCTTTTCATATTCTAATCCTGTTTTTTTGTCAGTTTCTTGTTTTACTTCTTTAACTTTATTGATGTGTGTTGATTCAACAGGCCGAAGTTCTACAATACCTTTCTGAGGATTATTAGGATCGATGATTACATTAAAGTATGCTTTACCATCAATATACCAATTACGAAAATACTCTGAGGCATTTCTATTAAATTTATAGAGTTTCAACACTCGGTTAAACTCATTAATTATTTGTTTCTTTACATTATTAGGTAGATCTAAATCGTGCATAGTCAAATCGACCGGAGCAGATTCTTCTGATGACGCAATAGCTCCATCTACAATGTCAGAAACAGCAGCATCACATTCAGGTTGCATCGCTGCTTCACGATATTTGCGAATTAGTTCGTGGTCTGAAACTGTATCAGTATTTGAAAGATCTACATATTGACCATAGTAACCTCCTCCAACTGCCACCGTTGATGCAGATTCATCGTTAGGTTTAGGTATAGGTGATACTGGTTCAACTTTTTGTTGTGCTGAAACCTTTTTACTGATTTCAAATCCAAATAAATTTATCGCCATAATATATTATTTATAATAAAAAACCAGGGAGGGCTTGGACCTCCCCGGCTTTATTGTTTTAAGTTGTAGTGTTTGACTCCCAATACTGATATGCAAATTCAACTGTGAATTCTTCAATAGTATCGGCGGATTCGTTACTTACATCAATTGCAGATACATTCACCGGCCAAGAGCCTCTGAAAACGTATGATTTGATTACATTACCTTCTTTATCAAGCTGATCAACAGCAAGATCTGTTTGGTAATCTGATGGGTTTGTTAAACCACCATTTGATGTGTGTGTTCCAATGCCATTTTGCCAACGCTCCATTGCATCTCGAATTTCAAATCCTGTATCATTGATAATTGTTACTGACCAGTTTTCGTATGTACGATCACCGGCTATTTTCATTTGACGTCCACGATATGGGACATCAATTTGACCAACAACGCTTGCAGGAAGTTGAGCTGCTTTACACATAAATTGCGCAAGCTCGCTATCTCCTCCAGCGTAAGCGGGGAACGTGATGGTAGCCTTAAATAGGTTTGCTCTCGCACCTCCACCAATAAGCTTTGCTTTAAAATCGTCTACTGTTGCCATAATTCTTTTTTCTATTTGTTATTTATTAGTTTCCAGTTCCAACGATTTCAGAGAATTCAACTCCAGTTCTCGTAGCAATAAAGTTAAGAGTAATAAAGTTAATTGAGCGAGCAGGCTTAATGTAGATATCTGCAACAAACCTATTGCTATCAATGACTTCTCCGGTGTTGTTTGTTTCGTCACAAACAACTAAAAAGTCAGTAATACCTCGCCGGCCTTTAACATCCCTGAGGAATGGTTCTGTCATGTTTCTAAACATTGCTCTTGTAAACTCGTCATTGAGCTCAAAGAGTTGGAATTTAGATGCTGTGGAGACTGCTTTTTGAAGAACAATAAACAATCTGCGAACATTAATACGATCAAATGCAGATGGTTTACTTTGTGCAGTCTTATCGCCGAAAAGGAGAATTCCTTGTCCTGGCTCAGAAATAATTGGATTAATTCCTGCTTTATACAGTTCGTCTCTCTGAGCTTTATTCGGGTTCCACTTAAGCTTAGTTACTCCAAGAAGATTTCCTCGGTTATACCCAGCTGGCGAGAACCAAGGATCGTTAGTATCATCAGTCCTTGCACAAAGACCAGCAATGTGGCCATTTGCAGGAATGTAACGATAAGTATCATTATACTTATTATACACATAAACTGCAGAAGAATCTTGTACAATATAAGAACTATTGTAATCAAGATTGGCTTTAACCTTAGAGGTATCATCAGATACTATATCTGGTGATACAAACCCAACACAATCTTTACGTGCAGTGCCTGCAATACGCACTATTTCGTTATGAATTGAACTATCGCTGTCTACGCCTTCAGCGAAAAGAAGACTAATGTCAATCTTTTCAGGATTAGAGAACTCGCCAAGAGCAGTAAGAATGTCACCAGCAGCTGGAGCACTAATTCCATCAGTTCCGTTATACAGCTCATAGTCAAATAAATTATTATTTGAAACTGTAGCAACTGTAACAACTAAACTTGAATCATTCCCCTCATCAGTTCCAGTCGGCCCGCCTAAGGCCTCTTCACTGAAAGTAATTGTATTGGTTGCAGCAAAACCAAAACCTCCATGGAGAAGAGTTACAGTTGCATCAAACTCGTTTGGACCCGTAGAGGTTTGGGTTATTACGACTTTAAATTGAGCAGCTGCTCCGGAGCCAGTTTTTGTAACACCTGTCGATTCTGATGATAAAAAATATGTTCCTGCAACAATATCATCAAGACCAGCTGTCGGGCCAAAATTGTTTTTGGCCGGGGTACCAATTGTCGCAATACCAGTTGAAACAACAAGCCCAGAAGAGCTGAATAAATGTCCTGCAGTAGCTGCGCTCCCTGGTACAGCATAAAGTGCACCACTTACATTAGCTCTAAATAAATTTTTAAACTCAGCTTCATTAATAAAAATATACTTAGAATCTCTATTAATAACTGTTTTATAGTAATTTGTTCCGCCATCCTTAGAAGCATCTGAGTATAAAGAAAGACCTTCAAATACTTCAAGAACTGTCCCTGGGACGCCGGTAAATAAACCATCTTGGTCAACTACTACAGCATGAATTTCATCTTTAGCGACGATGTCTGTATCAGTATATCCTAAAGCTGCATTTTTTGCAGCCCAATCACTTGTTCCTGCGACGTTATTTACGAGCGAATCGTATGCAGATTCTGAAAACTTTCCTGCAGTTTGGCTGGAAGTTGGTGCAAGAAGTGGAGAAGCAAGGAAAACCTTAAGGCTGTTACCTAGTTTACCAGGGCACCGTGCATGGATAACTCCATCCTTAGCACCAAAATCCGCAAGCGCATCAAATGCATCTTGATTGTTAATTTTTACAACGTCTACTAATTCTCCGTACCGAGACGATCCCGCGGCGTTTCTAGCCGCGGTGTTACATGCACGAGAAATTCGCAATGCGTTTCCGTATTTTAAAAAGCTAGAAGCCTGTAAAAAAGAAGTGTAATTATCATATGAAGCCCCGCCAATTGTATCATTGGGTGTTCCATATTCTGCGGCAAGTTCCTTTTCAGAGGAAACTAGCTTAACTTCTTCTACAGGGCCCCAGCTGAAGTGACCTGCGAAAGCACCGATCGATGTCGATACTGCGGGGATCACATTAGTCAAGTCTACTTCCTTGACTTCTACTCCGGGTGATACCTGAAATGCCATATTAGTTTTTTCCTTTCAATGTGTTATTAATAAGTTTATTCATTACAAGATTGTTTCAATATTTCTATTTATAATAAAATGTATTTAGAGATCATGCCACGCACGCACCTCTTCTGCTATAGCCTCATGCTTATTTTGAAATTCTCGACCGTCAGTTATAATTCCAAACGGAGGAACATCGTTTTCTATTTGATCCATCTTTTCTTTAAACAACATTTCTTTTAAGTCAACAGTTGATATATCACCAAATGCTTCAGAAGAAACAAACCATGCGAACATAACGAGATTCATAACTAAATCGTCATGGTTACCGGCAGATGCTTCGTAAGACGCGCCTTTAACTTCAAATGTTGAAAGCTCATTAATAGTATTTTCATCAATGACTGATAATTTACCAAGCTCAATTAAATCTTTTAAGTTTGAACAACCAATTCTTTTAATTTTTTTCGTCATCATAACACCAATGCCATTTTTACGAACGCTCGACTCAACAAACATATTTTCGTATTCATGCTCATAATAAATGTCATTACAAACAACCATGCCTGCATCGTTATTTTCAACGATTAACATCGCTTCATTATATTCTCTACCTACTCTAACAATAATATCACCAAAAATCATAGGAGATATCATGTTATCTCTGTATGTAGCTACTTGTTTAAAATGTCCAAAGGTGACGTCTATAACTGTAAATGTTGAATAATCTTGCCCTCGCCCTTTAGAAACGTCTACGGTTATAATGTATTGGTGATCTAACTGTGGATCTTCATAATACTTAACTCCTCTAAAACGTTTATCAGGCGTGTGCATTTGCAATCCTAGAAGAGCATTAGATGAAATAAGTGTATTTGATGTTCCAATAAAACTATTTCCAAATTCTTGTTCAAATTGTAATTCAGAAGTATTAGCAATTGTCATTGCTTTCCACGCTTCATCCCGTCCAGGAACGTCATACCAGTCAACTCTAAAAGGTGAAAATTCGTTCTTCTTTTTCTGTGCGCCTTCCCACAATCCACAGAAAATGTTGCCAATACCATTAGCAGTGGAAGTAATAATTACTTTTGTTTCTTTACCAGCAGAAACAACAGGATATGTAGATGTATAAAATTCGTTTGCATTTTCTACAAACGCAAACTCATCAAGAAAAAGAAGGTTAACAGACAATCCTCGAATAGAACTACCTGATGTGGCCGAAGCAACAATTTTAGAATTATTTGAAAATTCAATTGATCCTTTATTAAGAGCTTTACAACCTGGTTGTAAAAAGAAAGGTAAGTTTTCTAGTGCAAGAGTAATACGACTTAGCATTTCTCTAGCAGTTGATCCTTTGTTTGCTAAAATTGCTACAGTCTTTTCTGAATTGAAAATTACATACCACAAAATGTAGATCACTGATGAAATAGATTTTCCAGACTGCCGACATGCAAGAACTATATTAAAGCGATTTTCGTTAAACTGTTTGAACATCTTTTTCTGATACTCATAAGGTTTAAATTGTACTAATC